CTATCCGAATATTCCCAAGTGACGCAAACCAGCAACAATCGCTATTAGCACCGCGCGCGCTTCGGCGTCCTGCACCGCGCCCCCCGCGGGTGCCGGGGGTGCGCTGGTCCGGCGCCAGCCGGTCCCCGCCCCATAGACCGCGATCGCGCCCGACGCCTTGGCAGAGACCAGCTCCGCCGCGAAGCCGCCCGCGCCGTCGCGGCTCAGGCTCTCGATGGTGCCGCGGTAAAGCACCTGATGCTCCAGCGTCTCCCAGCACACCGCGCCGATCGCGACCGCGGCGTTATCGTAGCGGCCGGCGGCAAGGTCGGACTCGGCGATGCAATCATGCGCCAGCGCGCCTTCGACCTCGGCGCCATCATCGGCGAGGCCACTGCTGCGGCGGATCGCGCTGGGAGTGAGGCCGGGCGCGGCGCGGTGGAGCAGACCGCCGAACACGAGGTCGCGATCATGCGTGGTGAACCCGAGCGCTACGCCGTCCTCGCGGTGAATGCGCCAGAAGCTCGCCACGGTGTCGAGCGGGCGGTCGAGCAGGGCTCGGCTCATGCCGCTTCCTCCCGGATCTCGACCAGGGGCACCGAGGGCGCCTCGCCCGCCGCGAAGTTGACGCCGCTGACATCGAGCCGATCTTCCGCGAAGCGCACCGGGACATCGAAGAGGAAGCCGGCGCGGATCGCGGCGCCGGCGGGGGGTGCGGTCTCGAAGACGATCCGTCCCTGCCCCGCATGGCTCCACCCGCTCGCCGTCGCACCAGCGACGCTGACGCGGATCGAGTCGGGATCAGGCCGCGTAATGGTGCGAAGCTGCTCTCCATAGCGCTTGACGAGCTGGAAGCTCGCGCGATGGCCATCGCCAGTGCCGATCGCCTGATCGGTCATCGCGGGCGCGCCGGTCATGGCATTGGAGCTGAAATCAAAGGGATCGCGCAGCCGGAAGCCGGTGGCGGGTCCATGCCGCGCGCGGAAGAAGGCGATGAGGGTGGAGAGCTCCGCCTCGCTGCGGATGCCGGGGCCGACATCGAAGCGCAGTCGTGCGTCGGCCCACAGCGCGTTGCGCCGCTCATGCCCCGAGGCGGTGACCGCGACCCCGGTCGAGAATTCGGGGCTGACCTGGACATCGCGGCCGAGCGCGAGTGGATAGGAGACATCGTCGAAGGCGTTCATGGCGGGTTCCTCGGTTGGGGGCGGGAGGCGCGTGAAGCCGTCGCGCGCGATCTGCGGCAGCGCCCAGACGAAGCGGCGCGGCACGCCGCGTGCCGCCGCCTCCTCCAGCCCCGCATCGATGCGACGCCAGAAGGCATCGGCCTCCGCGGGGCGGAGGACGAAGCCAGCCAGGTAATCCTGAGCGGCGAGCGGATAGCCGAGCCGCGCATCGACCTCGGCATAGGCCGCAAACCGGGCGCCTTCGGCCCCGGCGGTGAGCCAGTCGTAATCCTCGAGCTGCAGCCGGTCGAAGGCGGGCCAGGCCCAGCCGGCGGGCAGCGCGGCGCGCTTCAGCTCGGGCATGGCGGGGTCGAGCAGCGTGGGAGTGAAGGCCAGCAGCAGCACTTCGGCAGGCCCGCTCGCCACCTCGCGCACTGCCTGCGCCAGAGCCGCGGTGGAGGCGGCGAGCAGCGCGCCCGCCTGGTCCAGAACCGCCTTCTGCGCCGCTGACAGGGTCAGGCGCATGTCGGGAATGGCGACAGGGTTGCCGAGCGCTGCGCGCGCCGCATCGTCATAACAGCAGATCGCGCCGGTCTGCGGCTGGACCCACCACCAGGGCTCGCCGATCTGAAACCTGACCGCGCAGCCCGCCGCCTCGGCCATCGCGATGAATTCGCGCGCCACGGCTTGCAGCCAGGCCATGGCCTCGGTGTTGGCGGGGGAGAGCAGGGCGCTCGGCGGCTCCCAGCCGGTGCGAGCCGGTGCGCCGTCATGCGCGCGCTGCTGCCAGGCGGCAGGGCAATGCGCGGCGAAAAGCTCGTAGGAGAGCGAGATGATCGGCGTCAGCCCGGCCTCTGCCAAAGCTGCGAAATACGCCGCGTGCCAGGCCCGCGCCGGTTCGCACAGCGCCCCGTCCGCCGCGGCGAGCAGGCCCCCCTCTCCCGGTTCCAGCCGGAAGAAATGGCTCATCCCGACATAGTGGATGACATCGCCGCGATAACCGAGCTGCTCGATCTGGCGCACCAGCCGCGCAGGCGCCTGGTCGAACGCGTCGTCATAGGCCGTTGCCATGCCGATCCCGTGCGGCGGCAGGATCGCATCTCCGCACGGGAGCAGCGCGTTCGCGCCCCAGCAGGCGATCTCGGTGAGCTCGGCCCAGCCGCCGGCGCGCTGGGGCAAGGAATCGGTCGATCCGGGCACATAGCCCGGCGGCACCAGGCTGATGAACATGCGGTCGATATCCGCGACATGGACCGGTTCGCCCGGCAGGCCATAGCCCGACTGCAGGTCCGAAAAGCGCAGGCTTATCACCGCGTCCTCGGGCGAGCCCTCGGCATAGTTCCACAGCCTTGCATACCAGGCGCGCGGGGTTCCCGCGGCATCGCGCCCCTCGATCGTCAGCGTCGGCCCGTGCGGCTGGTCGAGCGGGATGACGCCCGCGCTCCGCCAGCGAAAGCGCAAGCAACACTGCGCATAATCGCGCACCGTGTCATAGGCGAGCAACGGGTGGTCCGCGCTGTCCTCGCTCGACCAGATCAGCCCGGCAAGCTCGCCCGCATGGTGGAACTCGCAGTCTACCCGCAGCGCATCGGGCGTGGGTGTGACGACGCTCGCCATCATCGGGCGGGGAAAGTTGACGGTCCAGAAGCGCGGATCGAAGCGCGCGATATGGTCCCCCGCCGCGCCGTGGCGGTGGGAGGCGAGATAGAAGGGCATCCTGCATTCTCCATCATCCTCCCCAGCCCGCTGGGGAGGGGGACCACCCGAAGGGTGGTGGACGGGTATCGGGAGGAGAGGAGACCCCTCCGCCATGCTGGGCATAATTCCCCCTGCCCGACAAGGTCGGGGAGGATCAGCTCAGCGCCCGCCTGACCGCGCTCGCCAGCTGGCGGCTTGAGCGTTGCAGCGCGACCGGCGCGGTGGCGCCGCGTTCGGGATTGAGGTTGATGGCCACGCGGACCTCGCGTGCGGCGGGCGTGGGGGCGTTCGCCAGCACCTGGCCGGCGCTGGTGGGCACGAAGACCTCCGGCCCGCGCTCTCCCACCAGGTAAGGGCGATCGGGAGCGACGATCCCGCCGGTCGCGCGCCCCGGCAGGCCGAGCAGCGAACCGAGCAGCCCGGTCAGCACCCCGCCCAGTCCGCTTCCCTGCGGCAGCACGCTTCCCACGCCCAGGCTGAGCGCGCGCGCCGCGATCTGGTCGAGCGCGGAGAGCGCATTGCGCTTCAGGTCGTCAAAGCCCAGCGAGCCCTTGCGAAGGCCTGCCAGCAGGCTGCGCTCGAGTATGCTTCCCGCGCCCGCGAAGCCATCGACCAGCACGCTGTCGAAGGCGCTGCGCATTTGCGCGATATCGCCGGCAAAGCCGCGCGTATCCGCGCGCACCGAGACCAGCAGCTCGTCAAGCGGATCGGCCATCTCCGTCCCTTTCGATCAGTGTCAGGATTTCCTCGCGGCTCGGCGGCGCTTCGTTCGGACCTTCGCCTCCCAGCGACATCGCCATCTCGGCGGGTGTGGCCGCCCAGAATTCGCCCGGCCGCCAGCCCAGCACGCGCGCCGCCAGCCCCGCTAGCCGCGCGGCGGTTTGCGCGAAGGTCATGTCCGTCCGCGCAGGATTTCGCCGAGCAGCACGCGCAGGGGCTTGGCCGCTTCGGCGAGACCCATCGCCACCACCGCCTCGCCCACGGCCTCGCGGGTCAGGTTCTCGCGGTTCGCCAGGCAATGCCAGAACAGCGCCGCGATCTCGGCCAAGCGGAGCTGTCCGTCCCCCGCGCGTTCGACCAGCGCGAACAGCGGGCCGAGCTCCTCCTCGGCGCAGACGAGCGCTTCGAAGCTGGGCCGGAGCAGATGCTCCTGCCCACCGGTGGCGAGCTTCGCCTCGCCGCGCAGGGTATTGCTCACGACGGCACCACCGCGCCGCTGCTCTCCAGCGCCAGCGCATAGGTGCGCTCGCCGTTGAAATCGCCGGCATAGTCGAGGCGTTGCACCAGGAAGCGCCCGCGCATCCTGGCGCCGTCCTCGAAGGAAAGCTCGCAAGGCTCGAGCGTGCCCGCGAGCGCCGCGCCCCGCAGCCGCGTCTCGGCCGCGCTGTCGAGGAAGATGCCGCTCGCCGAGACCGAGACCGAGCGGGTGCCCGCGCCCGACAGCAGCTCGCGCCAGCCGCCCGATCCCTTGTGCGTGACAACCACGGTGTCCCCATTGATCGTCATCTGCGTGGTGCGGAGGCCCGCGACGGTGTCGTAAGCGGGCGGCGAACCGCCATCCGCGATCTTGAGCAGGAAGGCCGCGCCTTTCTGAGGGGTCATGATGATGTCCTTTCGATTTTGTTTCCGCACCCGCGTCCGCGGGCGCGATATCCTCGCTCAAACGAGCTTTGCTCGCGTCGCTGCGGGCGGCCGGTCGGCCTTGCGGGATCCTATCGGACCCCGGTCCAGTGGCTCTTTTGTAGGTTGGCGACAGTCCGGTCCGCGACTAGCGGACCGCAAGCGCGACCGCGCGCCCGAGCTTATGCGAGGAAGCCAAGCGATGCGGACGCATCGCGCCCGGCGCTTGAGGGTGCCGGGCATCAGCCCGGCTCAGCAAATAACAAAAACCGCCACTCGGTCAGCATCGCGCGCATGTTGTCCTTGCGCCGCTCGGCGCGGCTGCGGAGGAATTGCGTGACGACGACGCGGTAGCCGTCCTGCGCCGCGGGGAGCGTGGCCACCCGGCGTTCGAGCGCACCGGAGAGCACGGCGGCCGCCTCGGGGTCGTCGCCCCGGCAGGTGAGCTCGAGCGCGAGGCGCACTTCGCGCCCGGCAATGCCCTTCGCGCCCCAGTCCGCGCTGGCGCTGGCGGCGATGCCGAGCCAGGGCGGCGGGGCGGCGATCGGGCTTTCCTCGGCGATGGCGTTGAGCCCGGCATCGAGCGCGGGATCGCCCGAAAGCCAGGCGAGAAGATCGCGGCGGAACAGGCTTTCCATCTCAATCCTCCCCCGTGAAGCGGGGCCACAGCAGCCGGGGCGAACGCCATTTCGCATCGCCCGCGCGCCGTTCGCGAGCCCGCGCGTGGGCAAGCGCCTGGGCGTGGCGCAGCAGCCGCGCCGCCGAGTGTTCGAAGCCGGTCACAGCCTGAGCCTCCGCCAGGCCCGCCACAGCGCGGCGACCGCGGCGGGGGGCTCGGCCGCGACATCTCCTCGGGCCCGATAGGCATGCGCCGCCAGCCGCACGATCCCGTCGGCGAGCGCGGGCGGAACCTCTGCCCAGCTTCCGGCGATCCCGGCGGTGAAGGTGACGGCGATGCGGCCCTCGGCGGGCGGGGCGGCGAGGCTGACGAGCGCCGAGCCGTCCGCCCCGATCGCCTGCGACCAGGCCCCGGACGCTATCGGGGTGGCGGTGCCCGTCGGCGCGATGACGTTGACGCCGGTAACCCCGCGCACTGGCCGCGCCGCGAGCGCAAGGCTGACTGCGGGCGCGAACTCCTCTCGCAGGGTGCAGAGCAGCGGCACGAGCCCGGTGAAGCGCTCGCAGGTCTCATGCGCGGATGCGAGCAGCCGCACCAGCAGCGCGTCTTCCTGCGCGGTGGTGATCGCCAGCCACTCCTTGAGCGCGCCAAGCGCCCCGCCCGACAGATCGGGCAGGGTGATGATGATACGGGGCATTGTTGAATCCTTGTTTTCCGCACGCGCGTCCGCGCGCGCGAAATCCTCGCTCACACGCCCTGCGGGCGCGTCGCTGCGGGCGGCCGG